GGCGTAATACAGTTCAATCTGCCGCGGCTCCTTTACAGGGCGGTGGTGCGGTAACTGTTTCAGAGACAACAATTGAAAACGAAATCATGCTTCCTTTATGGCTAGAGCTTGATCGCGGCCCTTCAGATGCACCTGACTTAATTGTTATGTCTAATGATTACTACCAGTTCTATGAAAATAGCCAGGTATCAATCAAGCGATATATGGATGCTGATAAGGCTCAAGGCGGGTTTGTAAGTCTTAAGTACAAGAATGCTGATGTTATGCACGATGGTAACTCAGGTATTCCTACTGCTCACGGCTACATGATTAATACTGATTACTTTGGTCTTTGTGTTCATAAAGATGCAGATCTTGAAATCGTAGAAGATCAACGTCCTATCAATCAAGATGGTGTTGTTACACCTATTTTGTGGATGGGTAACTTAGAATGTTCTAACCGCGCACAACAGGGCGTGTTTAAAGCCTAATTAGGAGAAGATTATGTCCTTTATTGCAGGCGTGGTATTAGACCGCGTAGATACAGCAGCGCAATTTACTCTTGGTACAATTGCAGAAATGCAGGATGGTAAGGTATACAAATACATTACTTATTCTGAAGAAGCCGCGGCAACTGATGGTGTTGCAGGTGAAGTAGCTTATTATGTTTCAGCGACAGGTTATGCCGCTAACGATGTAACAAGTGATTTATCTGCTTCTGATGAAGTTGGTGCAGGTGTATTACAAGCAACATTAAGTGATAATGAGTTTGGCTGGATTCAAATTGAAGGCCCAGCGACACTAACTATTGCTTTTACAGCGGGTGCAGATGGTGACCCAATGACCCCAACTGGCGCAGGTGATGGCACATTAGATGTAATTGTGGCAGCTACAAGCGCAGTATGTGGTTTTGCAGGTGATGCAAGCGCGAATGAACTTTTATGTATGTTCCCTCGCTAAACAAGACTGGCCCCTTCGGGGGCTTTTCTTTATACTAATCATTCTATAAATCAGACAGAGGAAATAGAAATGGATTATAAAAAAACAGTAGAAGATTTTTGTTTAAAGCAAGGATCTTATAAAATATTCAAGACGCTTACAGGAGCAAGTAATTTCGCTTCATTATGTAGATTTACGTTTCATAAGAACAGGAAGGCGATCGAAGAGAATATTATGAATAGAAACATTATATTGAAACCCCTTAGCAATTAATCCAGACAGGAAATATTATGCTGACAGCAGAAGAAGAAAGACCACCATACGTAACCTTTGAAGCACGAGCAGTAGAAGATAGAGACGCTTCTATTAAAGCGGGTCACTATGTATCAAAAGATGTTAATTATGCGTTAGTAACACCCCCAGGCTCTAAAGACCTTCACGAAGAAGAGTTAGACGCTTGGCTTAATAAAGCAAAGATGAATGCAAGAAATGGTCGGATGAATCCTAAATGGGTTGAAGCATGGGAAAATAAAGCTAATTCTTGGAAAAAAGGCAATGAAATACCTGAAGATGGTATACCAATTAAAGGCTGGACATTATTAAGTCCTGCTCAATGCGAATCATTACTATATGCAAATATTCGTACAGTTGAAGATTTAGCTCAAGCCAATGATGAAGGTTTATCACGTATTGGAATGGGCGCATTGCAATTAAAGAAAAAGGCTCAGTCTTGGCTTCAAGCTACAAGTGATCACGGCCCACTAACAATGAGAGTGACTACTTTAGAGCAAGAGAATGAATCTCTTAAAAGACAGAATGAAGATTTAATATTAAAGAATCGTTCATATAGAGCGCAGTTAGAGACAGGTGAAGAACCTGCTCAACCCGCCTATGTAGAGCCTTCTAATGTTATTAGCATGGCAGATATAACGCCCGAACCAGAGCCAGTATCTACTGCTGCTATAAGTGAAATTGATTCGCTTAAACTTCAATTTCAACAAAAGTTTGGGAAAAAGCCTCACTGGAATACTAGTGAAGAAACCCTTAGAAAGAAATTAGCGGAGTAAACTAAATGGCAATGCTTGAACTTATCCAGAATTTTTGCAAGCGAACAAACATACCTGTTCCAACTACTGTACTAGGTTCTACGGATGAGCAAGTATTGCAAGCTTTAGCTTTATTGGAAGAAGAGGGTCAGGAACTAGCAACAAGAGGCGACTGGCAGGCTTTAACCAATGAGGCAACTCATACAACGATAGCAGTCGAGGATCAAGGTTCTATTCAAGCCATTGCTTCCAACGGGTTTGCTTATATAAAAGATAATACAATATGGGATAGAGACTTAAGGCTTCCTGTTTATGTTATTGATGCTACTGATTGGCAGCAAGTAAAGGCAATTGAAGTTACTGGCCCACGTTATCAAGCAAGATTTAGAGGCGGCAAGCTTTTATGTAACCCAGTTCCCGCAGCCGGACATACATGGGCGTTTGAATATATCTCTGAAAACTGGATATTAGGCGCTGATGGCACGACTTATAGCCAATACTTTAATTTAGATACAGATACATTTCTTTTCCCTGAAAAAATCATAATGATGGGTCTTAGATGGCGCTGGAAGAAAGAAAAGGGTTTGGAGTATGCTGAAGATTTCAATACTTATGAGCAAATGGTGTCTAAGTCATTATCTAGCGACTCAATGAGACGTAATATTAATATGTCTGAAGGTAACTATTCGCCTCAACCTCGTGTTTATGTTCCTGATGGTAGTTTTAACGTATGAGAAAACCAGTAAGAACAAAAGGGCCAAGAACACAAGTTTCTCAAGTTCAGAGTGTTCCAGCTCCTTTGGGCGGCTGGAATGCTAAAAACTCTATTGCCTCAATGCCTCCTAATGACGCAATCAAATTAGTTAACTGGTTTCCTACAACCACAGATTGTACGCTAAGAGGCGGCAATACGGCTTATTCAACGGGAATAACAGGGCTAACAGAAACACTGCCTGTCTATAACGGCATGGACGGAACAAATCAGATGTTCGCTTGCACAAGTACAGATGTATATGATGCTAGCTCACCTGGCGTGGCTACTGCTGAATCATTAACGGTTACTAGTGGCCGATGGCAAACTATTAATTTTGGTGATGGCACAAGTAATTATTTAATCATGGTTAATGGCGTTGATGCGCCTTATTACTATGATGGAACTACATGGACATTAATAACAGGTGTATCTAGCCCAGCGTTATCTGGCGCCACATTAACTGATTTGGTCAATGTTACTGAATATCAGGGGCGCTTATATTTCCTTAAAAAAGACAGTTTAGAATTTGAGTACTTGGCTGCTGGTGCGGCTGGTGGTGCATTAACCGCTTTTGATTTATCATCATTTGCTAATCTTGGTGGCTATTTAATGTGGGCGGCTACTTGGACATTTGATGGTGGTGATGGTCAAAACGATCACATTGTATTTATGACCTCTCAGGGCGAGGCAATTATATATCGTGGCACCGACCCATCTACTGCGGCTAATTGGGTGAGAATAGGCACTTATTTTCTTGGAAAACCTCTTGGACGAAGATCATTTGTCCAGTTTGGCGGCGATTTAATTGCTGTTACTCAGAATGGAGCTTACCCACTAAGCGAAGCACTAAAAGACGCAACAATTGATGAACGAGTATCATTGACAGATAAAATAGAAAAAGAATTTAATTTAGCTGCTGCCTCATATGGGGGTAATTTTGGATGGGATTGCACTATTCATCCATTAAAATCAGCCTTAATATTCAATATCCCCGTAGCTGAAGGCGGACAACATAAGCAATATGTAATGAACACTATCAGCAAATCATGGTGTGAGTTTGATAATTGGGACGGTGAATGCTTTGCTATGTACAATGACGAATTGTATTTTGGCGCCTCAACTATTGTTCAAAAGGCATGGTCTGGTACGAGCGATAACGGGGATGAGATTATAGGTATTGGCAAAACTGCCTTCAATTACTTCGGAATGCAATCACAGCAAAAAGATATAAAGATGTTCAGGCCGCTATTACAGGTTAATGGTGATATTACGTTTTTAACGGGCTTTGATATAGATTATTCTGATAATGAGATTAATGGTGTATCTAGCTACACATCTACTGGTGCTTCAACTTGGGACGTATCCCAATGGGATCTAGGCTTATGGTCAAGTGGTCTTAAAACAGTTAGAAAGTGGACGTCACCCGCCGCTAATGTTGGTTATTGCGCATCAGGTGGATTAAAAGTTAATACAGATAGTTTAGAAATACATTGGGTTGCTTGTGATTATTTATTCGAGACAGGCGGCGTTATTTGATTTTTTACAGTTTTAGGTTATTATAGGTTTAACTCTTTGGCGCAGACAGCTCCTTCAGTTAGCATAACTCACAAAGAGAGAAGAATATGGGATTTGGTGATTTTTTAGGTGATGTAGCGCATATAGGATCATTAGGGTTAATTGATGATGATATATTTGCGGCTCCGCCTCTACCAGATGCGCCTGATTATACTGGCGCAGCAGAAGCAACAAGCGCAGGCAATTTAGACCTTGCAAGACAGCAAACGCAAGCAAATCGAGTTAATGAATTCAATCCATTAGGCTCAAGAACGTTCGAACAGGGGTTCGATCAGGCTGGCTATGATGCTGCTATGGCTGATTGGAATAATGTTTCTCCCGAAGCAGCGGCTTTGCTTGAGCAAACATTCAATATAAGTGGAGGGAAGTTTGGCGGCGCTCCAAATAGAGACGATTTTCTCACTGATCAGTGGACTTCCACAACAACATTAACGCCTGAGCAGCAAGCTATATTTGAAACAGGTCAGCAATCACAACAAAGGACTGCTGACCTAGGCTTAATGGGTCTTGGTCAAATGGAAGATACATTTGGCTCTAAGTTCTCAACGGACAGTTTAGGCGATATTGGCACTTATGGCGATCAAAGACAGCGTATAGCTGACGCAATGATGAGTCGTGTCAATACAGATATAGGTCGTGATAGAGAAACAAAATCAGCACAATTGATAGCACAGGGCATTCCCAAAGGTTCAGAAGCTTATAATAGAGAAATGGAGCAGTTAGACCGTAAGCAAACAGATGCACGCCAACAAGCTGAGATAGCCTCTACAGCACAAGTAGGGCAAACACAGAATCAAGAATTTGAAAATAGACGACAACAAATTGCAGAAATGCTCTCAGAAAGAAATCAGCCATTAAATGAATATAATGCTTTTCAGTCTGGGTCACAGGTTAATATGCCTCAATTTCAAGCATACGGGCAAGCGCCACAAGTGGCTGGCCCTGATTATTTAGGCGCAGCCACTCAAGCAGGTCAATACGCATTAGGCGATTATAATGCACAACAGGCTGGCGATAACATGTTAATGAGCGGATTATTTAATTTAGGCGCAGGATATTTGGCAGGCGGATAATGGCATATACTTCATTTACAACCCCAGGCTCATATGAGCAAGTTCAATCTGAATTAGATTCTCAAGCTCGTAGACGTAAAGTTATTGAAGCTTTACAGGCTCAGAACTTAAAACAAGGCGATTCAAATAGAATGGTTAGCGGTCGTGTCGTGCCTTATGGTTTAGGCGAGGGGTTAACTAAATTAGCCTCTGCATTATTAAGTCGAAGCCAGTTAAAAGATGTTGGCGCACAAGAAGCGGATCTAAATGCTGAAAAATCAGAAATGAAGTCCAAAGCCTCTGAAGACGTGCTTAATACTATTATGGGCAAAGAAGCAGTTGATGAGCAAATAGGCCAATTGGATGAAGAATTAGGCGGTTATAATTACGAGCCTAGACAGGAAGCAATAGAAGCTGATCCTATGCGTGGTGCAATACAGGCAATGACTACACCTGAGTTACAGGGTAGCGGTATGGATAAAGTCGCCCTTGCTATGCTTAAAAAGAATAAGCCTGCCGCTAGTAAATACAAAACTGTTCCCGAAATGCAAAAAAGCGGATTATGGCAGAATAGAGAAGTAATAAATGGCGTTAAGGCGAATCTAGTTGGCGAACCATATGCTAAAAGCTCTGGCGCATCCGATATATCGGTAGGTGGCTCAGACAAGTATGCTGATGAAAGAATGAAAAAGCAGGCGCAGATGATGGACGAGTTATCTGCGGGAGCAAAGTCTGCTTATAACGAATCACTTGCTTTAGATAGGTTTATATCGGCATCCCCTAATAGTACAGCGGGTGGTGCGCAGCCCGTTATATCTGGCGTTAAAAACATGCTTTCATCGTTCGGCTATAGTGACGAGTCTTTAGTTGATGTTTCTACAATGAGCCAGGCATTAGGCGATATGAAGGTTAATAAAATTGCTCAATTTGGTGCAAGAGGCTTAACGGATAAAGATATGGAAATTATAAATATGTCTATGCCTAGAGTTGAAACAAGCCATGAAGCCCGTATAGCTGTAGCTCAAATCCTTAAGAAGATAAAAGATTCAGAGGTTCAAAACTATATTTATGCACTGGATCAAGAAAAATTAAAACATAAAGATGTGGCGGCAGGAATAATTACCCCTCGATGGCTTGACGAATATCAAAATAAACAAGCTAATACGTTTGATCCTAATAACGTGCCTAAAGGGATTGATCCTGAAGATTGGAAGTTTATGTCAGATGAAGATAAGGCGCTGTTTCAATGACACCTGAACAGCAAAAAGCATTAGCCATTGCAAGGGCAAAAAGAAGCAGGGCGGAGGCTACGTTAGAATCTGTGTCGCCTGAAGAAAGCCCAAAAAGATTAGAGGACGTTTACTCACTAGACAAGCCATTTGAATCAGCAGTAAATTTAGTGGGCGCTGCATTAGAACCAGCTATGCAAATAGGCTCCGGCATGGTTGCATCATCAATTGGCGGTTTATCTGGAATAGGCACTGAATTAGGTGATACTTTAGGACTTGATCTAGGTGATTCAACAGAAAACATTGAATATTTTCAAGATGCAATGACATACCAGCCTAGATCAACAGGGGGTCAAGTTGCTTCAGAAGCGTTAATGGCTCCTTTTGAGAAGCTAGAAGAAGGCGCTGACGCTGTAGGGCAGGCCAATTTAGACATAACTGGTTCACCTGCTATTGGTGCTGCCGCTAAAACAACAATGATGTCCTTGCCTGCAATACTTGGCGCTAAAGGGGCTAAAAAAGCAATGCCACCTGAAGCTGTGCCAAGCGCATTGGCTGAAATAGCAGCAAAACCAGTGACAGCCCCATTGAATGCAGCAGGCGCTACTTTAAAATTTGCAAGGGATGCTTTAGTTAATCGCTTACCTAAAGGCGCTGAAAGAGCTACAGTAGACACTATTGATAATATGCTAGGTAACAGGTTTCCGAAGGTTGTTGAATTACTTAGGTCGGCAAAAGA